AGTCATAGATGAGGAAACCGGAAAAATCACTTCAGGGTATAAAGAACAGAATGAAGCTATTCGTAAAGAAAAGACATTCTTATTTAGCCCTAAAGCTGATGACCAGAACAAAGACCCTAATAAGAATCCCGGATGGAAACCAGCAGGTGACCCACCAGCGGATGGCGATAAGGGTGGTAAAGGCGCAGACCCTTCCGTATCTTATGGTAAGAGTTTAGCTCAAATTAAACTTGGAATGATGGGAATTCAACCCACAGGAGCGGAAGGCTCAGGCAATCAAAATTAAAATTAATTAAGGAGGAAAACAATTATGGCAATGAAGATGAAACAAACAGAATATGGAGCACCAGCTAAACAAATCTTAGCGATTCCAGACCATTATGTAGCACTTGGCTTTAAGCACTCAAGAGCTATTCAAGGCTCTACAGGACTTGCTACATTGGTAGATGGTAGATATGTAGTAAAGGCAGGTACAATCTATCCTGCAAATGATGCATCCGCAATCGGAGTTGTACTCAATGATTATGATGTGACTGATGGGGATGCTATGATGGCAGTAGTTATTCATGGGTTTATTAAGGTGGCTGCTCTTCCGGCAGTTGTATCTCAGGAAGCAAAGAATGCAATGAAGGACATTAAGTTCATCGGCACTGTTTCTGCTATTCCCTTTGGTGTAAGAAAGCATCCTGATTCTTCTTATACTTATACTATCGACGGTGTCGATTATATCATCAACACAACCGGCGTAATCCCTACGATTAGCGTTAGCGATACTGAGAATGTTGATTATGATATCAATATTGCTGGTATTGCGCCTTTGTTCCCCGAAGGGTTTGCTGAAGCGGTTGGATTTACCGGTGGAGAAACGAATAATGCCATGGTTCTTGTAGAGGTACCTTTTGACGGTTCTGAAATTTTCGAACCAACCAAAGTAATGTATAATGGTTTGGCGCAAACTGCTGCCGATTTGAAGTACATTGATGGTAAGTGGTATCTTATAATTGTCAAAGGCCTGAAGACTACTGCCGGAGTCATTAGCGGCGGCTTTGCAGCATTCACTTTGGCATATGGCAGTGGCACCGCCAAGACGTATAAATGGCTTTACAATGGTCTCACGCTTGAAGCCTAACCACCATTACAACAATTAGAAAAGAAATAGGAGGAGGAAAACAATATGAAATCAATTTATAAAATTTTCGAAAGTAAAGCAATTGCCTCTTATTGGACGGATGTTAATGTTAACATGCGAGACCCAATGATTGGTACAAAATACTTTCCAGTTTCAAAACAGACTGGATTAACCCTTGCTTGGATTAAGGGTAGAAATAACTTGCCAGTAGCATTACAGCCTGCAGCATTTGATACTAAGGCTCCATTGAGAGATAGAATTGGTGTTAAAGAGCTTAGCACTGAAATGCCATTCTTCCGTGAAGCAATGAGAATCGGTGAAAAAGATAGGCAGGATATTGAAACACTGTTGGCCAAAGGTGAGCAATTTGCACAGCCTACAATTATGAGAATCTTTGATGATGTTAATAATTTAGTAGATGGCGCAATGGTACAAGCCGAAAGAATGAGAATGTCCTTACTATATGGAGGAGCTATTGGAATTACAGCAACTGCAGAAAATGGTAGAGATATTGCTTATAACTATAACTATGATGTTGATGGCGAATGGGCTGCTAATAACAATAATGAATTACTAGCTGATGCTAAATGGACTCTTGCTAATAAAGCAACTTCTGACCCAATCAATGATTTATTGGATGCGGTAGAAGCATTAGCAGAAACAAGAGGAGTTAGAGCAGTTGAGGTACTAATGAACACTACTACTTTCAAAGGAATGATTGCATCTGAATCTATTAGAAAAGCGATGAATCCTCTTGGAGCTACCTCAATGATAATTACAAGAAATACCGCAAAGCAGTTCATTGAGAATGAGACCGGATTGACCATCACGCTTTACGATAAGATGTTTAAGGATGAGCAAGGTGTCGATAATAAGTACTATCCAGATGGATATATTACTTTACTACCTTCTTATGCGGTAGGAAATACATGGTATGGAACAACTCCAGAAGAGTTTGACCTTATGAGTGGAAATGCGGGGGCATCTGTTTCTATAGTAAACACGGGCGTTGCAATTACGACAATTAAAGAGCCTCACCCAGTAAATGTTCAAACTATTGTATCTGAAATTGTATTACCATCGTTCGAAAGAATGGATGATATTTACGTAATAAAAGTATCATAAGATAGGAGATAAAAGAATGGCTATTGTATATTTTGGGAAAACCGTAAAATATAAAGGCACTACTTACCTTCCTAATACCAAGTTTGAGGTTGAAGATTCTGATATCGACAGCCTCAAACAACAAGGTGCTTGGGTAATTGAAAAAGATAAGCCCAAATTAAAAGAAGAAGTCAAAGAGGAAAAAGTTGAAAAAAGAGAAATTGACATTCTTAGAGAGAAAGCAATAGAACTTGGAATTGACTTCAAAGGTAATTGGGGAGTTAAGAAGTTAACTACTGAAATTGAAAAAGCAGAACAAGCTTAGTAAGGAGGAGGCGAGGTAATGATTATATTAGAAATAGTAAGAGCTAAAATTAAAAATGAAGCCATTACTGAGCTTGATATCCAATTAGCTATTAATGAAGTAGAGGAAGTTATTAAAAACTATTGTAACATAGACCAAGTTCCAGAAGCCTTGAAATACACTTGGGCTAATATGACAGTTGACTTAGTTCGTTATCAATATGAGTCAAATATTAGTGCAGATGACGTCTTGGCAGGAATTGATGCCAGCGATGTTTCTAATTTAAAGATAGGGGATACTCAAATCGCATTGCAAGGTAATAACTCGGAGAGAGGTAAAACCTTAAAGAGTCATCGACCTAATTTAGACCAGATTGTAATGAATAATAAGCAGCAGCTAAATAGGTTCAGAAGGATGGTGTGGTAAGATGAAATTATCAAGTTTTGGTAAATTACTGGCGCCAACCTATACAGATAAGTTAAGCATTAACCGTTATACAGAAATTGAAAATGCAGATGGTACCATTGGTATGGGTCTTCCAGAAACTCCTTTGTACAGCGATGTACAATGCAGGATTAGCTTTAAGAGTAGTGATAATCCGGAGAGTAATAAGGATGATTCTAATCCAATCTATATGCAAGTGAAAATATTCTGTAATCCCGAGGTGGATATTCGAAAAGGAGATATATTAGTAGCTGAAAAAATTGGTGACGATGGTAATGTATTAGCAACCTATAAAGGTATAGCAAACTTACCATTCAAATATGTAACACACCAAGAGGTGCTCTTTACTGAAGTAGGTGATGCTTAATGTCAATGGACTTTAGGGAGTTTCAGGATTTGTTAGACAGTTTCAAAGAAGTGCAAAAGCAGCATGAAAGGTTTATCAGAGAATTTCTTACAGAAATGGGTATGAGAGCCTTAGCTCAAACTAAAAAATTAACTCCTGTGGATACAGGTAATTTAAGAAATAGGTGGGAATTAAGTCAGGTATTTAGAAGAGGTGATGAATTATATATAGTACTATTCAATCCGGTAGAATACGCAAGTCATGTAGAAGATGGTCATATGCAGCGTAGAAGATTTCTTCCTATTGAATATTTAGAGGATAGTCCAGCAAATGCTAAAATGGTAGCATCTATTAAACAAAAATATGGGGATGATGCCAAAGGAGTAATGTTAACAGATAAATGGATTCCCGGACATCATATGGCAAGGATATCAATCTCCAAGATTGAAAGAGAAATACCAAAGCGTTATGAAAAGGCGTTAAAACAATTTATGAAAGGATTGGGGGCGGGAGATTAATGGTAGGAGAAATTACAGGCGAAAGCATTAAAAGTGCAATAGCGCTGAAAATCAAGAGCAGTTTTGCAATTACCAATGGCTCGCCTCCAATTACTATATACCCCAACATCTATAAAGAAAAGATTGTACAAGGGATGAAAAAGCCATGTTTCTTCGTATGGGTAATGGATGTTTCACAGGAAAAGATAATGCGGAATATTTATACAAGAGATTATCAGATGAATATCCGATACCACCTTGAAGAAAAGGATACTAAAACTTATGAGACACTTTCAGATATTGGTAATAAGCTATTGGATAAATTAACAACCATTGATGTTCCTATATTCTTAGGAAGATATGGGTCAGATGGAGAACCAATAGAA